GGACGACGGTAATATACATTACCGTAATGCAGCTAATGATGCTTGGGTAGCGGCTAGAGATGCTACGCTAGTTAGTTTATTTGGTGCTACTAGTTTTACAGGTAGTACTTTAACTGCTGCTATGGCATCAGCGCAAAGCGATGTAATAACGCTGACTGGTGAAAATACAGCCCGTTCTAGTGAAATATCTACTCTACAAAGTTCAGTCACTACTAAAGCTAGAACTTTTATACACAATTCTTCGAGTAACCTTCCTGCAGCTACGGCAGTAGGCGATATTCTTATTAGGACAGATGAAAATAATAAAATGTACCGTGCCTCAGCTGCTGATAATTCTAGTTGGGTTGCTATAAGAGATACATCAAACGATGGTAAGGCTACTGTATTTACTCAAAATAGTGTGCCAACTTCTGGAGTAAAAGCAGGAGATTTGTGGTTTGATACTAGTGATAGTAATAAACAGTATCGAGCAATGGCAGACGGGTCAGATCAAGTTACAGCTGGAGAATGGGAAGAAGTGCGGGATGTAACTAGCGTAGCTGCTATAAACTCAGAAGCTACTACTAGAGCAACTGCAGATACTGCAAATTCTTCAGCAATTACTACCCTAACTGCAGAGGTTGATGATAATACCTCTGCAGTTACAACAGTTCAAAATGCAGTAGCTAACGGAACGAGCTCACAAGCTGGATACGGCATAGCTGTTAATGCTAATAATGCAATAGCTGGTATGTACTTAATGGCAGACTCTAGCAATAACTTGCAAAATAATACTTCTACATCCACTATTTTGTTTGAGTCCGATCAAGTAGCTATTCGTAACCCACATGGTAATGATGTGGTTCCTTTTATAGTATTAAGCACGGCGGATGCAGATGGTAACCCAGCAGGCGTATATATAGACACGGGCTTTATAAGAGACGCAGCTATTACACAAGCTAAAATTGGGTTGTTGGCCGTTGACGCTGCTCGTATTGCTAATCTAACTATAACAAATGCAAAACTTGCAGACTTATCTGTTAATACCGCAAAGATACAAGACGCGAATATAACAAATGCAAAAATAGCTAATGCAGCTGTGACAAATGCAAAGATAGCTAACGCTTCAATAGATACAGCAAAAGTTGGAAGTTTATATGCCAATACATTGAGCGGTGATGTATCAAAAACTGTTGCAGGATCATTGGCAAGCACAGTGAGCTATCAAAATAGATCCGATACATTTTCTTCCGCTATTGTAGAACTTGGATTAGCCAAACCTACTCATATAAATGGTTGGAATCCGTATGCTGCTTATAACATCAATAAAGTTAATACGGAAAAGAACTCTTGGATGTATGTGTGTTTAGAAATGGCTGCATGGAATGTTAATTCACAGGGCGGAACATCAACTGAAACCGCAGCCACCAGCGCTACTACTTCTGCATTTGGTAATGGTTATGATGGTTCTGCAATAACCAATACATTTTTAACAGGTGTATCAGGATCACACGCAACTAATGTAATTACTGTAAGTCAATACGCAGCTACTGAGGTGGTTGCAGGAGATATAGTTTTTGTAGGTTCAGAAGAAAGAACAGTTACAGGTAATGCTGTTGTATTAGGTTCTAGAATTATAGGTTATTCAGGTTCAGGTTTTTCTGGGTCACCTACTAGCTTTGGATTTAAAGAATCTGTAACTTCAGGCAATGTTGGTAAATATGTAAAGGTTGCTGAAATACAATGGGTAGCCGTAGATACAGCATTTAATGATTTTGCCATATCAGGCACATACAACGCTAACGGAGCAGCAGTAACGCATGGTGTAAAAGCTAGAGTCAGAATGAAAGGACAATCTACAGGCGCTGATCAAGGCACTCTTACGATCAATATAACTGATGCTACTGGCTTTTTGATGGGGGTAAGATAATGGCTTGGGTTAGATGGAAAGACGGCGCATTAGTAGAAAATACCCTACATCAATCAGAAGGTGTTGGTGATGATTGGCGAGAAGTCATAGATGAGGTTGTAGATACAGTAGATAAAACTATTGTCATAGTAGAAGAGGATGGACAGCTATATAGGCGCACACAGGCTATTGATTACACTTACGCACAGAAAAGGGAACAAGAATATCCGCATGTAAAGAACCAACTGGATATGATCTACAAAGACCAAGTAAACGGCACAACCACTTGGAGAGACGCTATAACAGCTATAAAAGATAAATATCCAAAAGAGTAAATATTATTGTAAAATAAAAACGTGATTAATAGACCTACAAACTATAAAGAGAAAACTAAGTACAAAGATCTTTGTACTAAAAAGTATTCTACTGTACAAAACCACGACGGTTCTGTTCCTGGTGTAACGCAAGGCGCTACGTTTGTAGACACAAAATCACACCGTAAATTTAAAAACACAATGACGGAGTATTAATATGGCCTATTCGTACGGTAAAAAGCCTGCTAAAAAGAAGAAAAAGAAAAGCATGACAAAAAAAGCTAAACCTATAAGAATGAAAAAAGGTAAATACTAATGACTAAAAAACCATCTCCTACAACAGCATTTGAAAGAGAATGCGCGCTCAGGTTTGATTTTATAGAAAAAAGACTTGATGAGGGATCTGATAAATTTAGAAGATTAGAAGCGTTGCTGTGGGGGGTCTATCCTGTAGTAATTACTTGCTTACTAGCTACTAGGTATCTTTAATGTATGAATACAGTTGCACAGTTGAAAGGGTTGTTGATGGCGACACTATTGACGTTGTGTTGGATCTTGGCTTTGACATTCTTTACAAGTCTCGCGTTCGTTTATATGGTATTGATACTCCCGAGTCACGCACTCGTAACCTGGATGAGAAGGCTAGAGGAAAAATGGCTTCGGCTTTCTTAAAAAATGCTATAGATAATGGCACAAAAGTTGTTATACAAACTAAACTAAAAGACTCTAGGGGTAAGTTCGGTAGAGTGCTCGGTGATGTAGTTGTTGATGGAGTAAATATCAACCAATCTATGGTAGACAATTACCATGCGGCTGCGTACTTTGGTCAAAGCAAAGAAGCTATAGAAGCAGTACATGATGCTAATAGAACTAGACTTATAGAACTCGGTAAGTTTGAACCTGTTAAATAATGGAACAAGCAATACAATTCATTAATGAAGTAGGCTTTCCCATTGCTGCTGCACTTGGTCTAGGCTTCTTTATATGGAAACTTATCAATAGAATTATTGATGGCATGGAGACAAAGCTAGATGTTTTAGATGATAAAGTAGCTGATCAAATAGAACAAATGGAACTAAGGCTTGGTACAAAGTTAGACTCACAACACGGAATACTGGTAGCATTGATAGACAGAGTACGCAGTCTGGACAATGAGATCATTCGTCAGGACACACTTATCAAGACAATTTTAGGAGTGCCACAGTTGATCGACAGCAATAAAATTGCGAAGGCTGATAGAGACGACCAAAGAAAAGATTGATGAGCCCAAAACGACCTGACGAAATGTTACTCATAGCTTCTATGATAATCGTTATGTTTGTCGTCATAACTGTGCAAGCTGATGAAATGACACATAAATTTAAGAATCCTAGTTTTTCAGGTGTCGGTACCTCTAGTCATTATTTAACTATAGAAAATCAAGAGTTCAACAGAAAAGAAGCTATACGCGAAGAAATTCAAGCCTATGTAGAAGACTTGGAAAGAGAAGCAGAGAACACAACATTAGCTAGGTTTATACGTAACCTAGAGAGTAGAATATACGCACAACTAAGCAGACAGTTGGTTGATAGTTTATTTGGTGAGACTGCATCTGATTTTGGTGTTCTTGAACTAGAAGGCAACACCATAGAATATAAAGTAGAGGACGATAAGGTAACATTAATAATTACAGATGAAGAAGGCAATACAACAGAAATTACTGTACCTCTTGGTTCTTTCACTTTCTAGTTGTGCGTTAATTGTAGATCCATTAGAAAATGGAATACCACCCATAAGAAGTATTGAATCAGCAGAGGTTGGTTCCTTATTGACTAAACTAGCAGATGTACCTGTTCCCATAAGAAAACCTGTAGTAGCTGTCTATCCTAATTCTTTCAAAGACAACACAGGACAACGTAGATCTAATAGTCAATACGCCAGTTTTAGTACAGCTATCACACAAGCTCCTGATGCTTACCTCATAAGAGCATTAAAACACTCTGGTGTATTTGAAGTAGTAGAACGAACAGGGCTAGATAATTTAACAAAAGAACGACAAATTATACGCACCACAAGAGAAAGTTTTGATGAAAAACAAAAGGTCAAACCTTTAATGTTTGCTGGTTTATTAATGGAAGGTGGTGTAGTAGGTTACGAAACTAACATTCGTTCAGGGGGCGCCGGTGCACGATACCTTGGCATAGGTGGTTCTAAACAGTACAGACAAGACTCTGTGACCATCTCTCTACGTACAGTTTCAGTTAGTACGGGTAAAATATTGCTTGAAGTCTTGGTTACTAAAACAATTCTTAGCGCATCTATATCTTCTGATGTATTTAGGTTCTATGCAAACAACACTGAATTAGTTGAAATTGAGAGCGGTATAGTAGAGAATGAGTCTATAAATATTGCTTTACAGATGGCTATCGAGACGGCTGTCTTACAAACAATAGAGGAGGGCTATGAAAATGGCTATTGGCAAAAAGATGAAAAGATTGATATTGATGAGCCTATTTGCGATGACGAATGTATCGCTACTATACGGGGCTGACAACGAGATATTTATAGATCAGTCAGGTGCTACATCTAATTTAGATATTGAACAAGTTGGTGGTAGTGGCAACATCATCGGTGGTGCTGATGCTTCAGCTGGTTCTATGACCGCACTGGATATTGATGGTGCAACTATGACCTTAGATATTCTACAAAAAGGTTCAACAAATAAATTCCTAGGAGACATTTGGGCAGATACCTACACAGGTTATTTCTCGTTCATAGGTGACAGCAATACGTTTAATATGTCTACAGATGAGACCAACGCTACAGGTGCAGATGGTTCTAATGTAAACGTACAAGTGACAGGTAATACAAACACCATGACACTCAACCACGCTATGACCGCTCTAGCAGCAAACTTAGATTTAGATTGGATTATACAAGGTGGAGGTAACAGTATTACAGCA